ACCCACGCCCGGATTCGCAGGACGCACAGACGGACGCTCAGGAGGTTGCTGCTAACGCTTTCTCGCTTTACCTGAATCAGCTATACGGATTGGCATGATGGCCTAAGCCGTGAGTGGAGAACAACAATGAGTGCTTCCGGGTTTACGCCCATCCAGTTGTACCGTTCGACCACTGCGGCTGCGGTGCCCACGGCGGGGAACCTCGTGGCCGGCGAACTGGCGATCAACCTCACCGACGAGAAGCTGTATTTTGAAAACGCCAGCGGCGTCGTCAAGGTGCTGGCGGACTCGACGTATGTCGGCACCGTCACCTCCGTAGCTGCCTCTGGCGGCACGACTGGCATGACGTTCAGCGGTGGCCCGATTACCGGCGCGGGGACGCTGACGCTGAGCGGCACGCTTGCTGTGGCGAACGGCGGGACGGGGCAGACGACCTACACCAACGGCCAACTGCTGATCGGCAATACCACCGGCAACACGCTGACCAAGGCCACGCTCACCGCCGGCTCTGGCGTAAGCATCAGCAACGGCACTGGCAGTATCACGATTTCCGCAACGGGTAGCGGCGGCACGGTCACTTCGGTAGACGCTTCGGGCGGCACGACTGGCATGACGTTCAGCGGTGGCCCGGTCACTGGCACGGGGACGTTGACGCTTGCTGGCACTCTGGCTGTTGCTAACGGTGGGACTGGTGTGACTGCCTCGACCGGCACCGGCTCGGTGGTGTTGTCGAACAGCCCGACCCTTGTCACGCCCACTCTCGGCGCGGCTTCGGCCACTAGCATTGCCAACGGCCTTGGCGCAGCCGCTACGCCGTCTTACACCTTCACGGGTGACCTCAACACCGGCATGTGGTCGCCCGGTGCGGACACGCTTGCGTTCAGCGAAGGCGGCGTCGAGGCCATGCGCATCGACAGCACCGGCAACGTCGGGATCGGGACGAGCAGCCCCGTTTCCAAACTTTCTGTCAGTGGGTCTTTCGATTGCTCTGGCGTCGGCAAGATCGGCACCACAGTCGCGCAATCGTCCCCATCTGCCACGGATATAATCAGCACCTCGAACTCCATTCTGGGCGGGCAAGGCGGAAACGCGATTTATGTCGGTCAGTATCCGACTACTTTTGCCTCATGGATACAATCCTCGTTCACAAACCCAACGACCGCTACGTACAACATTGTACTCCAACCTCTTGGCGGCAACGTTGGGATTGGGACGTCCACCCCCACGCAGCTGCTGCATGTGCGCCAAGATCAGAACGGCACGACTTCGGCGCTTATCCAGAACCGCAACGGTAGCGGTACGCCAGTTTCGGCTGTGCAATTTATCTCTGGGGCGTTCGACCTGTCAGATAACCGCTACGCGATGATCTCATCGGCTGGCGGATCAAATACCACGCTGCAATTCTGGACGGGCGAGGGGGTAACTCCCACCGAAAAAATGCGTGTCAGCGCCAACGGCAACGTCGGGATTGGGACGGCTACGCCAGAGGCGGTGCTGGATGTCAACGGCAGTCAAGTTACGCGGGGTGATGCCAGTGGCTTTGTCTACTTCGCCCCGAAGATCGGCACTTCTCCGTTCGGTGCGAACTATGACCGCTTTGAAATCCGGGTAGACCCGTCAACGCAGGTAACGCTTCTCGGTAACGTGAACGGCGGCACTGGGTCTGCTCGCGCGCTGGCTTTCCTTGCTGGCACTAACGAACGCATGCGTATTGATACGGCGGGCAACGTCGGGATTGGGACGACTGCGCCGGGTGAGCGTCTTACTGTTACGCAGTCCCAGAATGCAGGCACTCGCGTAGCTATTTCCAATCAAGACGCAGGTTCATCTGCTACGTCTGCCCTTCGTCTGGCGGCTTCTGGTGGGTTTTGGGACATTTTAGCTGGGTCAACAGCGGCCAACAGTAATGCGCTTACTTTTGGTATTTCTAGCACAGAGTTGATGCGCATCACCAGCGCGGGCGATGTTGGGATCGGGACGAGCGGCCCCGGCTACCGCCTTGATATTGCCTCTGGCGACACGACTGCTGGCCTTGGATACGCTATGCGTCTGCGCTCAAACGCGACCGCAACGGCGGCAACGATCCAGTTCACTACCAGCACTGTTTCAGCGCAGAACGGTATTATCGCCTGTTCTGATACTGGTGCTATGACCATCCAGACGGACGGCGTTTCAAGCGTTCTCGCCTTCCGCACTAATGGCTCCGAGCGCCTGCGTATTCTCAACACCGGAGGTATCACCTCCTCCGACCTAGCCGACGCCGTTGGCTACAAAGGCGTCCCGCAGAACGCCCAAACTTCCGCCTACACGCTGGCGCTGTCGGACATGGGCAAGCACATCAGCATCACAACTGGTGGCGTTGTCATCCCTGCGAACGGCTCGGTGGCTTTCCCCATCGGCTCAACCATCGTGGTCTACAACGACAGCGGCAGCGCCCAGAACATCTCGATCACGACTGACACGCTGCGGCTTGCAGGCACGGCGACCACTGGAACCCGGAGCCTTGCTCAGCGAGGGCTTGCGACCTGCGTCAAGGTGGCCGCCACCGAGTGGGTCGTCACAGGCAACGTGACATGACGGGCATCCTGTGCGTCCTAGCCGGCGGCGCTGGCGGCTTCACTCCTGTCACCAATACGTACACGACCGGGACTGCCGCGACTGAGACAGTGCCCACTGGCGCTACGCAGGTTGTCATTACGCTGGACGGCGGCGGCGGTGCCGGGGGTTACAACAGCACTACGCTAGGTGGCGGCGGCGGAGGCGGTGGCCGCTCGGTCAAGACCATTGCGGTGATCGGCGGAAACACCATGCTCTACACGGTCGGCGGCTCTGTCGGCGGGCGTAGCACTAACGGCAACGGTACGGCGGGTGTTGCATCAAGCACGTCGGGTACTGTTTCTGGCGGCTCTATAAGCATGACCTCCAACGGCGGAGGCGGCGGCACCACAAGTTCTGGCGGCGCAGGCGGCACTGCCTCGGGCGGCGACACCAACACCACAGGCACTGCGGGTTCCGATATTTCGGGCGATGGCGCAGGCGGTGCTGGCGCAAGCGGGGCGGCAGGCGGTAGCTATCTCGGGACAATCAACGGCACTGCTCCGGGCGGTGGCGGCGGCGGTAGCGGCCTCGACGCTGGAAGTGTTACATCCGGCGCGGGTGCGCGGGGCCAAGTTTCTTTCGCGTACACCTAAAGGAGAATAGACTATGATTACAAACACTTGGGCAGTTGTCCAGATGAACGCCTACCCCGAACTCGACGGCGAGACCGATGTGGTCTTCACCGTCCACTGGACGCTGACCGGCACGGATGGCACCTACACCGCTGGTGTGTATGGCTCTGCTGGTGTGACGGTTGACCCAGACGCTCCGTTCACGCCTTACGCTGACCTGACGCAAGAGCAGGTGATCGGCTGGGTGCAGAGCGCAATGGGCGAAGAGCAGGTCGCTGCTTACGAAGCTAACGTCGCTACGCAGATTGGCGACCAGATCAACCCGCCGGTCGTAACCCCACCGCTGCCGTGGGGTGCGTGACACGCGGTCAGATTTTGTGATAGTGACCGTCTATCAGTTTCACGCAGCGGGAGGCTGTTTTGGCTAACGTAAAGATCACGGACCTTACCGCAGCGAGCACGCCGCTGGCCGGTACGGAGCTTCTGGAAATCGTTCAGGGCGGCGCCAGCCGTAAGGTGGCGGCCTCTGATATCGCGGCGTCGGCATCGAACGTGCGCACGGTTGCGACCGGCGGCACGGGCGCGTCAACGCTCACGGGCTACGTCAAGGGCAACGGCACCTCCGCGTTTACAGCAGCAGCGACAGTGCCATTCGCCGATCTGGCGGGTCGCGCGTTCGCTCAGCCTTCGAGCACCACAGATCAGACCGGCAACGTGGCAGCCGCCACCGCTGTGACGTTTAACACCGACCTGACCGGCACTGGGATCAGCGTCGTGGCCAGCACGCAGATCACGTTCACGGCTGCTGGCACGTACATGCTGGCACCGTCGATTCAGTTTAAGAACACCGACTCGAACGATCACGACGCGACCGTCTGGTTCCGCAAGAACGGCACCAACATTGCAAACTCCGCCACGATTGTGAACATTCCGAAGGCTGCTGACGGCGGTGCTGCTATTTTCAGTCTGAGTTTCTTTGATACTGTTACCGCAGGCCAGTACATCGAGATCATGTGGTTGCCGGAAAACGTGGCCGTAACGATTGAGCATTTCGCAGCAGGCGCCATCGCGCCGGCAATTCCGTCGATCATCTGCCCTGTGATGCGGATCGCCTGATGATTGAGGAACTCATCTCTCGCGTGTTTTATGCACGCAATCTGGCGCACTTCGAGCATTGGCGCGCCAAGGGTGAGGGCAGTTTCGCCAAGCACATGGCTCTGGGCGAATTCTACGACGGCGTGATCGACACCATCGATCCGCTTGTCGAAGCGTATCAGGGCGCGTTCTCGCTGATCGGCGCCATTCCGGTTCCTGAGCAGACGATGAGCGACAGCCTGAAGTGCCTAGAGGCTGACGCTCAGTGGATCGAGGCGAATCACGAAAAGATCTCCAAGGGCAATCGCGCCGTTGGGAATCTGATCGATACCCTCACGGCGGTCTATCTCTCTGCCATCTATAAACTGCGAAACCTTCGATAATGATGGTCGACATCAACACAATCGTAACGGTCCTGACATTTGTTGGTGGCCTGATCGGTGTATGGACGACGCTGAGCAATCGGTTGACGAAGCTGGAGACACGTTTGCAGTTTGGCGACGAACGCTTCCAGTTAATTGACCGGCGCTTTGATGAGATGATCATTCACCTGAGGCGGATTGAAGATCGTCTGCAGCAGGTGGCTGACCGACAACCTAACTGAAGGGGAGCCCTGTGAGCTTCTGGGATCGCTTTGAAAGCAGCCGCGACGGCATCGAGGACACGATTGAGTTCACGATTCGCACGGCGGTCGTGACGCTTGCGGCGGTCATCCTCGTCGTCGTCATCGCAATGGTCGCTGGCATGTTCGTGTCCAACGAGATCGTAAGCAGCGAGAATGTCTTCGAGATTATCGGACCTGCGTTCAACACCATTGTCGGTGCGTTCGTCGGCCTGCTGGGTGGTCTGAGCCTCAACGCGAATGCGCGTGACGCAAAGCCAGCAGAGCCTGCTCCGGTCGAGCCTGAGCCGCTGCCTGCGCCGCCGGAGCCTGCCGCTGAGGCCGACGATGATGACGATATGGCTCCGTGGGAGAAGTATCGCAACGACCTGCGCTATGACGCCAACGGCGACGGCGTTGTCGATGAAAGCGACTTTCCTGATTGGCGCCGCGCGGGGCAGTAATGACTGGCGAACTCTCCACCGTTGAATTGATCGGCCAGCTTTGGCCGATTGTTCTGGCGTTCATCTCCCTGACGATCATCCTCGCCAAGATGGACGTGCGTCTTGCCGTGGTTGAGGAGAAGATCAAGGCGCTGTTCGAGCTATGGAATAAGAGCAAATGAGCCTCGTAGACCTCCAGAAAAAGATCGGCGTTACCGCTGACGGTGCGTTCGGTCCGGGCACGCTCAAGGCTGCTGCGGCCTACTACAAGCTGAATAAGAGCCGCGCTGCGCACTTCTTCGCCCAGACGGCGCACGAGTCAGGAAACTTCACGGCCTTCAGCGAGAACCTGAACTACGGCGCTCCCGGCCTGCGCGGCATCTTCGGTAAGTATTTCCCTACGGAAGATATGGCCAAGGCATATGCGCGCCAGCCCCAGAAGATCGCCAACCGCGTCTATGCCAGCCGCATGGGCAACAGTGTCGAGGCGTCTGGCGACGGCTGGAAGTATCGCGGTCGCGGCGCGTTGCAGCTGACGGGCAACGCGAACTATCAGGCGTTCGCGGACTACATCGACCGCCCGGACGTGATGACCAACCCCGATCTGGTTGCGAATGAGCTCTGCTTCGAGTCGGCGCTGTGGTTCTTCGACAGGAATAAGCTGTGGTCGATCTGTGATCAGGGCATCAACGACGCCGCCATTCTCGCGCTGACGAAGCGCATCAACGGCGGCACACACGGCCTCGATGATCGCAAGCTGAAGACGAAGAAGTTTGCCGGGTGGATGCCGTGATCCCTAACCCGATCATGCTTTATGCGGCGGCAGGCGCTCTCGTTGTCGGCGCGGTCGCAGGATACAAAGTCCGCGATTGGCAGTGCAACGCGGCGTATGCAAAGGCTCTGGAAAAGGCGGGAAAGCAACGTGCCAAAGCGGATGTCATCCTCGATACAAAGGCCGCAGAATATGAAGAAACACGCGCCGCTGCCGATGTGCGCTCCGTCGAACGGATCAACACCATTCGTGAGATTTACCACACGGTGCCTGCCGCTGCTGCCAGCTGCGCTCCTCCTGACGACGCTGTCCGGGTGCTCCTCGAAGTCATCGGTAATCCAAACACTGAAGCCGCCGCCGTCCAATCTGGCGAGCCCGTGTTCCCTGTTAAACAATCCGCCCAAGCCATTTCTCGACCCAGCCCGGCTGCTGTGGGAAAAAGACCTGATCGAACGCAGGAACGACTGCGCGGAGAAACACCGGCTGACCATTGAGGCATGGAAAGACGCGGTAGCGGTAAAATGACGTTTGGTTCTAAGGAGATTTCCATGAACATCATCAAGGCCATCATCGCTAAAAAGATCACCGATGGCGTCATCGGCGACCCGCACCCTCCCCAGCGTTCGCTGATGGACAAACTGACGAACGTGAAAAGCAAAGCTGTGATTGCGTTTGCGGCTGTTGCAGGCTTAATTGCGGCTGCTGTTGAATTGATGTAGGGTCCCGCTATGGCCACGGCAATGACCTATACCAGTCTGCTGAACGACCTCCGGAACTATCTGGAGCGCGGGGCTACGTTCGCGACTGACCCGTCCGTCTACCTTCAGTTGCCCAGCCTGATCGGCCTTGCTGAGCGCCGCCTTGCCCGTGAACTGAAGATTCAGGGCACCGTCACTGTGGTCTCATCGACCATGACGGTGGGAGAGCCGACCTACCCCAAGCCGGATCGCTGGCGTGAAACCGTCAGCATCCGAGTCGGCACGGGCACCGGCTACAACACGACGCAGGAAATCTTCCCGCGCGCGTATGAGTATATGCGTCAGTACTGGCCAAACCAGACCCTGACCGGGACGCCGCGCTTTTACGCGGACTATGATTATTCGCACTGGTTCTTTGCGCCCACGCCGAACGCCGCGTTCCCATACGAAATCATCTACTACGAGCTTCCGCCCCTGCTCGGCGAAGATCTCCAGACAAACTGGTTCACGGAATATGCGCCGAACGCGCTGCTCTACGCCTCGCTGCTGGAGGCCGCGCCGTTCCTGAAGAACGAAGAGATCATTCCGATCTGGCAGGGCTTCTACGACCGGTCCATCGCCGCGCTCAATGGCGAAGACATTCGTCAGATTGTTGATCGCGGCATCGTCCGCAGGGAGGACTAAGGCGTGCCGAGCTTCACAAACACTTTCGGCGGCACGAATATCTATTCGGCCAACCCCAGCTATCGCGCTGTTGCTCTCACCGCAAACGTCACCCTGACGTGGCCGACTGAGCTTGCCTCCAACACTGATGTCGTCTCGTCCATCATGGACGTTACCCCTTCAGCGGGCGGCTTTACGATCCGCATGCCCGACGCCTCTCAGGCTTCGGTTGGCGAGACGGCCCTGTTTTTCAACCCGGGGGCCTTCACGTTCATCGTTGCCGACAATAGCGGCAACACGCTTGCGTCGATTGCGGCTGGGCAAAGCTGGCAGTTGTATCTGACAAACAACACCACAGTGAACGGTTCGTGGCGCGCACTGGCCTATGGCGTTGGCTCATCCGCTATCAACGCCGCCTCTCTTGCCGGCTTGGGCATCAAGGCAATCGGCGCGACGTTGAATCAATCCATCTTGGTTGACGGACTAAATTCCAACTACACGATTGGCAATTCCGACCGTTCCAAGATGTTCCTGTGGACAGGCGGCGCTGGCACGCTGACGCTGCCTGCAGCTTCCACAGTTGGCAATGATTGGTTCTGCCAGATTCGTAACGGAGGCACTGGCGCCATCACCATTCAGGGGCCCGGTGGCGAAACCATCGACAATGGCGCGTCGCTGATTATGAACCCGGGTGCCAGCGCGTTTTTCGTTTGCGACGGTACAGAATTCTACACCCTTGGGCTTGGGCAGCCCGCTGAGTTCACCTTCGATTACATCTCCATCGATCTGACTGGTGAGACGAGCCCTTATGTGCTTTCCGGTGTGGAACTGAACCGCATTGCTTATCAGTTTAGCGGTACGCTGTTGGCGAATATGCAGATCGTCGTGCCCACTACCGTGCAGCAGTACTGGGTCGATAACAACACGAGCGGTGCTTACACACTCACGGTTAAAACGGCTGCGGGCACGGGCGTGAGCATAACTCAGGGTGGGCGACAGATCCTGTATTGCGACGGCACCAATGTCATTGCGGCTGACACGGGCGGCCTTGGCGTCCCGCTGTTAGTTTCTCAGGGCGGCACCGGCTCTACGACGGCAAACGGAGCCTTGGTCAATCTCGGCGGCTCCTCTCTGGGCATTACCGTGTTTACAGCAGGCGCGCCCAGCAACGTCTGGGCCGCGCTTGGTCCTGCACCATCGGGCACAGTCGACGGTGGTTCCTTTTAATGCTCGTCCCCGTCAACGTCAGATCGGAGGCCGGCATCAAGCGCGACGGCACGAGGTTCGAAGGGAACTTCTACGTCGACGGGCAGTGGGTGCGGTTTCAGCGCGGGCTGCCGCGCAAGATCGGCGGCTACAGGCAGATCAGCAATTACTCGTCTGGCATCGTCCGGCAGATTCACACTCTGGGCCTAAACAATTTCGCCTACACGCACATCGGACATCAATACGGCGTCCAACGGTTCACGATTGACGTCAACGGCAACACCTCTGCGCCCGTCGACCGGACGCCAGTGACGTTTGTCGAGAACTTTAACTACAACTGGATGTTCGACGCCATGTTCGATGGCGGGGGCGGCGGCAACGTCATCATTGCCCATGCCTCGGACACCCTGATGGACATCACCAGCGACGCAAACTACGTTGCCTATATCGGAGACGCATACGGCACAGCCATCCTGACGCCAATCCCAACGGCGGGCGTGTCTGGCGGCATTGTGGTGCTGCATCCATATCTGTTTATGTTTTCGTCCGATGGCTACGTGAAGTGGTCAGACGTGAACGACCCCACGAATTTCACGAGCGGTGACGCTGGCGACGCATTCATCACGGCCTCGAAGATCGTCAAGGGCCTGCCGCTGCGTGGCGGTGGCCAGAACCCGGCTGGGCTTTTCTGGTCGCTCGATAGCCTGATCCGTTGCTACTACACTGGCGGCTCGGACGTGTTTGCGTTTGACACGATTAGCTCGCAGATCAGCATCCTCGCCGTCAACAGCGTGATCGAATACGATGGCATCTACTTCTGGATCGGTCGTGACCGGTTCATGATGTATAACGGCGTCGTCCGTGAAGTGCCTAACAACTTGAATATCAACTACTTTTTTGACGGCTTAAACACGAACAACGCAAATAAGATCTTTGCCTACAAAGTCCCCCGTTACGGCGAAATCTGGTGGTGCTACCCGCGCGGCGATGCCACTGAATGCACCCATGCGGTGATCTATAACTTCCGCGAAAATACGTGGTACGACACCCAGCTTCCAAACAGCGGGCGCTCTGCCGGCTTGTATGCTCAGGTGTTCCCGTCGCCGATCTTGGCTGGCGTCGATCCGATTCCGCTGCCCCCTGCCGATACTCGCATTACAGAGGCCGGCGACATCCGCATTACAGAGGATAGCAACACGCGCGTCGTTGACAACGGCACAATCAATTACAAGATTTGGCGCCACGAGTTTGGCGTCGATGAGATCGATGGGCCGTCCGTAAATGCGGTCGAGAGCTTCTTTGAAACCGGCGACATTGCGCTGATCATCTCGGATCCGCCAAAGAACCGGGCAATCCACGTCGAGATGATAGAGCCCGACTTCGTGCAGGCTGGGGAGATGACGGTTCAGATCACGGGCCGGATCAACGCGCGGGCGCCTGAGATTGCGGGCCCGCTGCGCGCGTTCCCGGCGGTTGCCTCCGATAAGTATGAACAGCAGGTGTTCTTCAAGGAACAGCGCCGTGAGCTCCGTTTCCGCTTTGCGTCGAACACGGTGAATGGCGACTATCAGATGGGCCAGATCATCGTTCACATCGAGCCGGCTGATGGGCGGTATCAAAGCTAATGGCTAAGATTGTCACCACTACCATCGACCCGCGTATCGTTGACACCGTGGTGGAGTGGGCGGACTTCATGTTTCCGTCCATTGAGGATTTTGGCGTTGCCGTGCGGCTCATGGATGAAAGAGATTGGAAACAGTGGGCCTCTGGGTTATCAAGTATCGCGTCTCTCGCCGGGCTTGGGATTCCCAATGCGTACCAGTTCGACGATTGGCGCGAATGGGCGATGCGTTTCAACGACGTGATTAGTCAGGGATCGTAGCAGATGGCTCGACGGTTTTATAACGAGCAAGAGCCGGGTCTCTATGAAGATCAATCCGGCGATCTTTATTACGACCCGAACACGGGTGAGTTCGTCAGCGCCTCTGACGCGTCTAGTATCAGTGCGCCAGAGCCGGCGCCAGAGTCTCAGCCTGTGCGCGGCTTGAGTGCCGCGACGACTGCGTTCCGTGATGATGACTACACCGGACGCATGGGACCGGATGGCGAGCCTGAGCGTTACAGCACCATGCGCGGTGGTGATCCGCGCCTTGCACAGCAGCGCGAGCTAGAGGTCCAGCAGGAGCGCCTGCAAAAGCCTGTTACCATTCGTTCGTGGATGACCACCAACACCAAGGACGTGCGTGGTGAAAAGCCTGCTGACAACATTACGCTTCAGCCCGGCAGGCAATACCAGATCGTCGATTTCACAGGCAAGAACAACGGCGAGGTCATCGCGTCGGGCAGCACTCCTGAAGAGTTTCTGCGTATGCAGGACATCGCAGAGGGGCTTGCCAGTAAAGGCCGCATGGCTGACTGGCGGCTTCAGGAGGTGAGTGAAAAGCCGTCTGACAGCAAGTTCGGTTCGGCTCTGGAGCCCGAAACGGGGTTATATATCACAACGCTCGGCGGCGATCTGTACAACAAATCTGGCTGGAGCACCGTTGCCGACATCGCTAAGATTGCCGTTCCGATTGCGTTGAACGTCATACCCGGCCTTGGCATGGGCGCAGGTCTTCTCGGCAAGGCAGCGGCCAAGACCATGCTTGGCAAGGCTGCCGGCATAGGTTTGACTTCGGCCATAGGACGCAGCGGGGCGGGTATTGCCACTGGCGAAAAACTTGGTGAAGCCCTCAAGGCTGGCGCCATCAGCGGCTTGGCCTCAGGTGCCACTGCAGGTCTGCTGGACGTTAGCGGTCTGGGCGCCGATCTGAGCGATGCCTTTAGGAGTGCTAAGAGCGCTGTTCTTGGCAGCGGGAAGGGCGCGCTTGTTGGTGAGACTGTTGGTCAGGGCATTAGCGAAGCAGCGAAAAAAGCCGCCGAAGAAGGTCTTATCACGGTTGTTGGGTCGAAAATTGCCCCCGCCGTTCTCAGCGGTATTAGCTCTACAAGCGGCTCTCTGCTGGGTAATATCGGCAAGTCTATTGACCCGTTCCAGCAGGCGCTTGATAAGGCGCGTCTATATAACGAGCTTGGCCTCGGCGACACGGTGGTCACTGGCTTGCGGGGCTCAACGAGCAATATTCCTTTAGCCGGTGCATCGGCTGCGGCTCCTGCGGGAATTCGTTACATTGCCGACCCGGCTGAGGTCGCGGGTCAAACCGCTACGCAGATGGCTGAAACTCCAGCGGACAAAGAGATCGTCGTCACGAATAACGCGCTGCCAAAAGCTGGGCTTGATACCGTCCTCACCACGGGTGTTGGCGGCGCGCTTAACCTCGGCACGCCGCCGGTTGACATAAGCCTACCCGGCGAAGATTTCATTGACGTTGCGACCAGTCGTATCCGCCCGACCCGCCTCCCTGACGCACTTGCGGCGAGCCCGCTTAGTGAGCTACCCGGCACGAAGACCGTGTATGAACCCAATCAGATCGTTGTTACGGGCCAGAGAGAACTTCCGGCGACCCTGAGCCCCACAGACTTGCTTGCTCCCGTTGCTGGCAATTTCGTGGTGTCTGATCTAACCAGCCCACAAGGCAAGTCCCTTGAGCAGGAGCAGGCTGAGAAGAAGGACAAGAAGGGCCTTACCCCTCTTCAGAAAGCGTCCGCCGGCTTGACCTTGGCAAGCGCTCTTGCAGACGCCGTTGGCGGTGACGGCGGCGGCGGCGGCCCTCTGGATCTTGGCACCGGCTACACTGTTCCGGGCGCGGGCTCTGGCATTGGCCGAACGCGCAACGTAGCGACCTTCGATCCGTTCACCTACGGGCAGAGGGAAGGCGAGTTCCAGTTTTTCAATACAGGTCCCGCCTCAGCCCCGGCTCCTTCTCGGTTTTCAGCGGAGCCTATAATGCAATCAACGGGCGGCCTTCTTGGTGCGCTCAACAACCCGATCATGCTACAAAACCTGCAAGAAGCAATGGCGGCGGAACCTGCTTTTAACGCTGCAGCTTCTACCGGCATGGCCGAAGGTGGCGAAGTCGACGACGATATGGTAAGCCACCTTATCGCTTATCGGAAGGGCGGCGGTCACATGGGTCCGGGGGAGGTTAAGGGCATCGGCAGTGGTCAGGAGGACAAGATCCCGGCTTGGCTCTCGGACGGCGAGTATGTCTGGAGTGCGCAGGATGTCGCTGATCTTGGTGATGGCTCAACCGATGAAGGCGTCCGCCGTCTCGACAAGATGCGCCAAATGGTGCGTAAGGGTGCTGGACGCAAAGACGTGAAAAAGATTGCTAAGCCACAGCGTGGGATTGAAGATATGCTGAAGGCTGTTGGAGGTGCAGTGTAATGGCCACGCAGACTACCCAGACACAGACCATCCTGCCGGCGTGGTATACTCAGTACGCTCAGGACCTTCTTGGCCGTGCCAGCGCCGCAACGTCTCAGCCGTATCAGCGATATGAGGCGGCTCGAATCGCCGGGTTCCAGCCTGAGCAGGAGCAGGCTTTTGACCTATTCCAGCAGGGCATGGGTTCCTATCAGCCCTACGTGAATGCTGCAACGGAGGCGGTCAATCGCGGCACCGGTTCGTTCACGGATCCGGGCGTGGCTGGTCGCTACATGAACCCATATATCCAGAGCGTCATTTCTGGGATCGGCTCGACGGCAGCCCGCAACCTGTCTGAAAACATCCTGCCGCAGATCAATCGCACGTTTGTTGGTGGAGGCACGTTCGGAGGCTCACGCAGCGCAGAATTTACGCAACGAGCGATTCGCGATACGCAGGCTCAGGCGCTGAGCAAACAGATGGAAGCGATGGCCGATGCCTATAAGTCGGGCGCCGATCTGTATGGCACTGAGGCCAGCCGCGCGCTTACAGGAGCCCAGCAGTATTCGCAGCTGGGCGAGACTGCCCAGAACCAGCGCCTGCGCGAATTGACCGGTCTGGAATCCATCGGCGCGAAGCGTCAGGAACTGGGTCAGAAGTCAGCTGATCTGGCATATGAGGACTTCCAGCGTCAGCGCGATTTCCCGCTGACTCAGGTGCAGCAGTTTGCCGGCATCGGTGGGACCCCGTCGCCATCCGGGTCTGGAACGGCTATCCGTACCGAGCCGGGCACGTCTGGCCTTGGCTCGGCTCTGGGCACGGCAGCGACGGTTGTCGGTACGATTGGCGCGCTTGGCGGGTTTGGCAAGAAGGGCTTTAAGGACGGCGGCGAGATTGAGCGTCCCGTCAAGAACGGTAAGCGCAACATCAAGCACCCGATGCACGGGCTTGGCTGGCTGAAGGATGTACGCTGATGGCTGTGATGGATTACAGGCGGGCTCAAGCCCTTGCGGAAGAGTTGATCAAGACTGGGCAGAGCAAGGGCCTGAGTCGTGAAGCTCTTGTGCAGCAGATAGTTGCGGAGTCAGGTGGCGCTGGTGCGCCCGATACGGCGATTGGTGTGGTGGCCCCACAGCCGCGTGAGGTTACGCCTGCTACGCCGGCTCCGATGCAGCAGGGTGTGCCGTTGGTTGCGCCTAAGCCGGTAGCTGAGGCTCCCGCTCCGGAACAGGCCGCGCCTCAGAGGCCGGCTCCGCGTCCGTCGCAATTTCGCCCGATGTTTGAAACCGCAAAGGCGCGACTCGGGCAAATGGAGGCGGCTATTGCGGAGGCCGCCGCGAACAAGCAGCCGATTTCACCCGCCGATAAGGCGAGACTGGGAGCGCAACAAGAGCTTGTTCAGGATTTGGAGCAGCGCGCACTGGCTCAGGAGAATGCCGCCGTCCCTGAAGAGATGCTGGCCGCGCTGGCAAAAAGAGAAGAACGCCTTGGCCGTCGCGAAGAGCTTCTTCAGGAAGCCAGAGCACGCTCGCCGTTTGAAGCGCTGATTGCTGGCGGTGCCGCGCTGGCGCAGGGCCGTCGAGGCGAGAGCTTTGGCGAAGCCCTGACGCGGGGTCTGCAGGCCGGGCTTCAGCAGTATGGCAGTGCTCGCCGCGCCAACGAAGAAGGCGTTGAGGCGCTTGGTGAGGCGCGTGATGAGGCGGCGTTGAAACGGCTTGAGCTCTCCGAGAAGGCCCGCACCGACGCTTCGAATTTAATTGATACCCAGAACACGCTGCAAGCACAGGCAATAGCCCGTAAGTCTGCCCTGATAAGGGCTGGCGTGGATGAGGAGACTGCTCAGGCCACGGTTGATACGGCTCTTGCGAACGCCAAGAAGGCGGCAGTTGGAGCAAAATATGCGGAGGCGGAAGCGCTGGCTGATCTTGATTTGACGCGATCATCAGCGGAAGAAAACCGGCGCCGAGGCAGTGATCGGGCGCGCGAAATGACTGCTAATCAGCAGTACACCGCCGAGCAAAATTTCATCGCGGCTGACGAAAAAATGCAAGAGGCCCTCGAAGAGTATAAGGCAGATTACGAACAGGCTAAGGGTGTTAAAACCAGCATAGACGCGGCTAAATTCGCAAAATACAAGGCACTTCTCCAGCGCAGAGAAGACATGCGTCGCGTTTATGAAAAGACGTTTGGCCGTCCCCCGGCTGGTGCTGGCGAGATGCGTTTGCCGGACGGCACCCCTGCTGCTCCCGCTCCGGGTCGGCGGGCTGCGGTTCCGGGCGCAAGCGCGGGCGCTACGAAGGGTGGCGCAGGGTGGTCAGCCATTAAGTTTTAATATAGGGTCCGGGCATGCCTAGGTTCCGCGTTAAATCCCCAGATGGAACAATGTATGAGGTGAACGCACCTGAAGGGGCAACCCAACAGGACGCCATCGCATACGTGCAGGCAAATGCCGCGAGCATTCCGAAAGCTGAAACCTCTTTCCTCCGTGATGTAGGTGGCGCTGCCGTTCGCGGCGTCGGTAGCCAAGTCATTGGCCTTCCGGGTGTCCTTTACGGGCTCGCTACCGGCGACATGGATAACATCTCCACGCGCGCCGGCAAAGCCGTTGAGGAGTTCGGCGAAGAGCTCCAGACGGAAGCATTCCGTGAGCGCCAGCGTCAGCAGGCAGAGCGCGTGGCAGAGGCCGAGAAGGAAGGTCAGCTTGCGGCCTTCGGGCAACAGGCCAAAGAACTGCTCACCGATCCCCTGTCGCTGGCCGCTGGCATTGCTCAGACGGTGCCGGCTATGATTGGTACGGGCGGCGCCGGTCTCGCTGGTCGCGCTCTGGCTGGGCGTCTGATTGGCCAGCAGGCAGCAAAGCGTGGCGCTCTGGCGGGCGCCGCCACTGGCGAAGCTGCCATCGTTGGTGGCGACGCGGCGCAGACCACCTATGATCGTGTGAAGCAGATGCCCCCGGAGGCTGTCGCGCGGTCCACTGCTTATCGCGAGGCGATTGCCGCTGGCGCAACGCCGGAAGAGGCTATTGAGGCTGCCGCTGTTTCCGCAGCCCGCCGCGCTGCCGCCATCGCCGCTCCGATTGCAGCCGCCACTGGCCCGCTTGGTCTTGAAGCCGCGCTGCTGACAGGCGGCCTGCGCCGTGGCGTTGTTCGCGGCGGTGCTGAGGGCGCTATCCGTGAAGGCGGCACCGAACTGGTTCAGGAAACTGGTCAGGGCGTTGCTGAGAATGTTGGCGCTCAGGCCATCGATCCGAACGTCGCTCTGACGGAGGGTCTCGGTGGTCGCGCGGCTGCTGGTCTGATCCTTGGCGGTACGATGGGCGGCGGGGCTGGTGGTATTAGCGGCCTGCGTGGGCCGGAAGCAGAGCCGGGAGCAGAGCCGCCGCCGCCGACTGGAGAGCCTGAGCCTGAGCCCGGCGTCCCGGTTACGCCTTTCGGCGCTCCTACTGAGCCTACGGCTGGCCCCAGCCCCACCCCTGTTATCGCAGGCCCTGAAGATACCGTCATCATTGAAGATGATCTGGTAATCATTGAAAGCCCGGATGGCAGCATTCGGTACGTCCCCCGTGAGGAGTGGGATGCGACGCGGGGAACGCCTACGCCGCCGGTTGAAACGCCTGCCGGGTTGACGCCTCAGTCTTACGTTGAGCGTTATCTTGCTGGCGAAGGTCGCGGTGACACGCCCGGCGATCTTGAGATGCAGCAGTATGCGGCAAACTTTGGGCCTGAGATCGAGGCTGAGTTTGCTCGACGTCAGGGTGGCGAATCTGCGCGGGCGGCGGAGACTGAGCCCGCACCTGTGGTTCCCGCTGCGCCGGCTCCCGATAACACAGAGAAGCGTTCGCAGGTTGGCGTTGTTACGTTCGATCAGGAATCCGGCATTGGTCAGGTGCCTTTAAATCAGAATGTGGACTACAGAGGGTTCACAGCGATGATGAGGCCGTCCAAGTTTCTTGAACTTGCCGCCGATCTGGAGGCGCCGAAGCAGAGTAGCCTTGATTATCTCACCAAGGAGATCTCTTCAGGGAAACCTGTAGGCTCCCCATTCTTAAATGTAGATTTTGAGACGGGCAAGGTCAGCGGTCACGACGGTCGCCATCGCATGATGGTGATTCGGGAGCTCAATGGCGATCAACCCGTTCCAGTTCATGTCTTTGGTAGCAGTGGCCAGCGGGCAAGATCTTTGAATGACGGAAAGATTCTTGATTTTGGTTCGAGCCTCGTCAGCGAAGGCGGGCGCGCGTCGTCGGATAACTTCACTGAGGCGTTTTTTCAGGGCAAATCTATTCCGGTTGTATCTGCGCCTGCCGCGCGCGCTGCCGTTGCGCCTTCGTCTGTCGAGACGCCGTCCGGTCCAATTAATATAACACCTCCGAGTGGGGCTATATCCGCCACTCCGATTGATGACGTCGGGCCGATTACGCCTGAGCAGTTTGCCGCTGCAGAGACTGCGACTGCCAAAATTCAGAAGATGATCGGCGGCAAGACGATGCCGCAGGTGGCTCGCCAATTGGGTAAGACTGCGGTCCTCGACACCACTCGCACCATCATGCCGCGCGTTGCAAACATTTTGGATGAGTTCGAGAAGGCCGGGATACGGCTCGGCATTGGCGTTGCGACTAAGAACAAGGAGGGTGTTCCCGGAGTCTATCTTAATCCAACTTGGAGCGGCGTAGCTGCATGGAGTCCATCGAACACATCTATGAGTGTCGTTGTTGGTGGTATGGATTTTAAGAACCCCGGTGTCTCTGAGCGGTTTCTGGCGCATGAACTTATTCATGCTGTGACCGCTCTTGGCATCACGTATCAGGATAGGCTTCCGCCTGATTCCAATATAAGCAAGGCGGTTGAAGATTTAAAATCTCTGTCTAAAGTAATCGCAAAGAGAATGCGTGAAGACGAGAAAGCAGGAACGCTCGGATGGAGTAAGAAGTACAGGATTTATCGTCAAGACCCCAACGAGATTCTCGCATGGGGCCTGACTGATAGCAACTTCCAGAACTATCTGAAGACCATCCCGACCAAGACGGGTAATGCGTTCACCGACTTTGTGCGCTACATCGGCAAGCTGCTCGGTGTTGGGCCCAAGGACCAGAATGCGCTGGCTCGACTGATTGAAATTTCCGACAGGGTTATTCCTGAAGGTCAGCAAGACGTTGCCGATGTGACCACTGGTGCGGCGCGCGTCCTTGGGGCGCCCGGTGTTGGTGTTGGAACGCCCCCTCCGCAGCAGCCCCCGACGCCTCCGCCCGCACCGCCAACACCTCCGCAGCAGCCCCCGGCGCCTCCCTCGCCTCCGCTGCCGCAACAGCCCCCTGCGCCAAAACCTCCGACGCCTCCGCCCGCGCCGCCCCCGCCGCCAAAAACCCCAACGCCTCCGCCTCCGCCGCAGCAGCCTCCATCAGCGCCGCAGCCCGGCGTCGTGCTGCCAAAAGAAACGCGCGCTCAACGCTACTCTCGCAAGCTGGTTGACCGCTTTGAGCGCCTGCGCGTTGTGCAGAGCCTTGGCCAACTGGCCGCTGGCTTTGAGGGTTTCTACGAGGCGGCACGTAAGTTCGACAGCCGTGCCGGCGAACTGATGCAAAAGTTCGAGCGGGACTTCGGTAAGAAGATCAAGGAGATCGCCCGCGAGGCCGGCTTCGGGATGAACGACATCGATCTGTATCTCTACTCCAAGGCGGCTCCGGAAATAAACGCCGACTTTGAGATGCGGGAAATCAGTCGTCTTGTCAGGAAGAAGGACGGCGACCCGACCCTCATGGTCAAGGTCAATGGCACGAATCCAAACTTCGACATGAACCAGCGTGAGCGGGACTGGACCCCGGATCAGCCGCGCTGGTCACACCCTGACCCGGCGATTGATGCGGCCATCCTCGCTGAATATCAAAAGACGGGCTCGCCGCTGCTGTCCGCGTCTGGCATTTCCAACAAGGATGCCTTTGAAGAAACGGATCAGTTGGAGAACGGAACCAAGGGGCAGGCTTGGAAAGACATTGCCAAGGTGCATCGGGACTCCGTGAAGTGGACGTTGGACAACGACGTTGCTCGCGGCGTGAAGTCGCGCAAGATTGCCGACGAAATGTTCAAGGCAATCCCTCATTATGTTCCGGTAAAGGGTGCCACCAAACCGGGGCAATCCCTCTCTGACGCCGACTTCGCTTTGATGGACGATCAGGGGGATGCTTATGAGCAGATGATGTCCGGCGGCGCTGGCTTCTCCATCACCAAGAACGAGTGGCGTCAGCGTCGCGGTCGCAAGACTTTGCCCTTCTCCCCGTATGGCACGTTCGTCTCTGACGTCGGCGCTCGCATCATTCGCGGCGAGCGCAATCGCGTCGGCCAGAAGATGATGGATTTCTTCATCGGCAATCCGTCCAATGAATGGCGCGTCTTCAGTGACCGCAATCCTCCGCGCGATAAGAACGGGAACCCCCAGCGTCCATCGCCCTTCGATCCGAACTTCATGATCGTGAAGCGCGGCGGCGATACGTTCTATGTGCGTATCAACGATCCCCTGCTTGCGAAGGCTGCGAAGAACCTGAACCCGACGCAGATGAATGCGTTCCTAGAGTTCTCAAACAAGGTGACGCGCCTGCTGTCGCGCTCGTTCACCACGGCGAACCCGGACTTCTTTGTGCCTAACATCTTCCGCGATCTGCAGTCTGCGGCGCTGAACCTTGCAGCTGATGCTCCGGGGCTGTCCAAGGCTTTCAGAAAGTTCGCGAGGGACAGGAAGGCGTTCCGCACTATCGCGGCTTTCGAGTATGGCCGCGCAGGCGGGGATCCCAACCTGCGCAAGCAGTATGAGCAGTTCAAACTGGACGGTGGATCAGTGTCGTGGGCACAGCGTGAGACTCCGCAAGAGGCTGCCGCCCGCATTCAGGATGATCTGAAGACGCTCGACGAAAGGCTGAAGGACATCAAGGATGCCAAGGGCGCTAAGCAGACCATTGACGCTCTGTGGAAGCCCACGAGTAAGAGCTTCCGCGCTATGGTCGGGGCTCTGGAAAACACCAACGCCATCTTCGAGAACGGTATCCGCTTCGCCGCTTACCGTGCCGCGCTCGAACTCAACATGAGCCGCGAACAGGCGGCCATGCTTTCCCGTGAGGCGACCGTGGATTTCAACCGGCGCGGCGAGGCTGGCGCCCTGCTTAATGCGCTTTACGCCTTCTTCAATGCAGGGGTTCAGGGTAGTGTCCGCACGGCGCGGGCGCTGTCGAACAACCCGTTCAAGACCGGCAAGCTGTCGAGCACTCAGGCGGCGCTGCTTGGTATGATGGCCACGGCTGCCACACTCGCGGCTGCCAACGCGGCGATGTCCGACGAAGACGATGACGGCAAACTCTTCTGGGATAAGATCCCGGACTACGAGAAAGAGCGCAACCTTATCATTATGAACCCCGTCGACGGTAAGACCTACGTGAAGATCCCGATGCCCTATGGCTTCGGCTTCTTCCCGTATCTGGCCACCCGGACAATGGACGCGGCCCGCCGCGGTGACGACCTTGGCGCCGCTGGGATCGATATCGTGACCGCTGCGCTCGGGAACTTCTCTCCAGTGCAGTTCAGTGCCGGCAATGCCACAAGCTCCGTTGCCCGGGCGGCAACGCCGACCGTGTTCAAACCGCTGACGGAACTCGCCTTGAATGAGAACTTCATGGGCAAGCCGATCTACAATGAGCCGTTCGACAAGGGGCAGTCATACGCCTCCGTGGCTCGATACAACACGCCCGAAGGCTACAAGGAATTCTCTCAGTTCTTGAATGACATAACCGGCGGTGAGGGCAAGGTTAAGGGCAACCTAAACGTGCCCGCCGAGAGCTTCGAGTATCTCCTAGAGTTCTCCCTTGGTGGCGTGACCAACCTCGCCAAGTCTCTCTACCGGACGGGAAGCGAAGGCGACGCTGTGGCGGCCCCTGTGGTCCGGCGCCTTGTCGGTCAGCCGGGCAAGGGCAGGAACGTCGGTGAGTATTACGAGCGCGAAGAGAAGGCGCGCGTTGTGAACCAGCAGTTGAAGGATTCGACCGGGGCTGAGCGTCGGGCGCTGATTGAAAAGTTTCCGACGGAAACCAGCCCGCGGATTCAGTCGGCCCTGACTTCGACGCGCGCGGCGGTTAAAAAGCTGAACGAAGAGCGCAAGCGCATTCAAAATCTGGACATAGATGAGGGCACGAAGGCGGAGCGGCTTGAGGTTCTTCGGGAGCGGATCGACGGTGAGTTCGTGCGCTTCAACCGGGTCTATAATCAGGTGGAGCAGGCGACCCGTTAAGGCCGCCTGCTTCATCATTCAGAACGGGACGTCGTCGTCCAGCGGGGCCGGAGCGGGGCGCTGCGAGGGCCCTCCCGACCGCTGCTGGGTGGGCTGACCACCTTCCTGCTTCGGCTCATACATCGAGATGATGATGCTCTCGCGGCTATCGTTGCCGCCGACGCCAGCAGGATTGAACGTGCGGTCGAGCAGGATGTAGGGGCCGTTCTTCCCGTCCATCACAACGCCGACGTTCTTGAAGCGGCCCTTGGTCTGGCCTTGGCCGTCAGTGTATTCGCCAACCTTGACGACCAGATCGTATTTCTTAGCCATGTCTTCTCTCCTCAGTTAAACAGTTTGCGCAGCTTCAAGGCGCCGCGCGGTGCCATCAGTTCGGCTTCGTCGAGATAGCCGTTGTGCAGTTCCCGCCACTCGCCGCGCTCTTCCGGTGTCAGCTTCGCGACGATGTCGCATGCGGCTTCGCACCAGCCATCCCAATCGACCATGTCGCCTTCTTCCTGCGGCTCCAGAATGTCGATGTGAAGTTCCTTCTTCTGGCGTGGCGCTGCCGTTGTCTTGGCGGCCAGCTTCTCTTCGAGGTTCTGCACCTGCACTTCCGCAGCCGGGGTCTCATCGAAGTCCGTGATGTCGACCTCGCTGCCGGCATACTCGTCAGCTTCGATCACGCCTTCCGCCTGATTGTCCACGGCCACGGCGCGCTGCGCTTCGGTCGAGAGCGGCATATACTTGCTGGCCCGGCGAACCACGGTCTTGCGCCACATCTCGGCTTCGTCCGTCTTCCACGGGCCGACGATGTTGCCGTCCTTAGTCTTGGCCGATGAGCGGTCACGGATGGCAAGGATCTGCTCCTTGTTCATCACCTCGAACTGGGTCTCGCCGTTCTTCAGCTTCCACACGCAGTAGGCACCGACCATCGCGCCGCGATTGGACAGGCCGTGCTTGTGAACGATGCGCGAGTCCAGTCCTTCTTCCACCTCGAACACATCGTTCTCGTGGACCAGCCGGCTCTCGATCTTCAGCACTTCACCCGACTGCATGGCCAGCTTCATCAGGCCCTTATAGCGGGGCCGGAATTGCGCCACGTTCTTCTTCAGGCGGTTGTCCCACACCTTCAGGATGTCAGCCTCACCCATGCTCTTGTTGAGGCTCAGGCCCAGTTCTGCGGCGCTCAGGCACGCCTTCAGGAGCGAGCCGCGATCACACTCCAGCAGGTCCATGTTGTCAGCCACGGCGGCCACGACGATGCCTTGGAACTTATCGACGGTCATGGACTGCGGCAGGAGGCTGCGCAGGTGGCTCTCGCGCATGGCGAGTTCCTGCTTGAACCGATCCATCGGCTTGGCGGGAAGATTACTTGTTTGCATTGCTCAGTTCCTCTTCAAGATCTTCAATCATGAGTTCGATGGCGCGCTCGACCGTGGCGCGCAGGGTGGGTTTCAATGGGTGACGCCCAGCCAGTGAGCGAAGCTGTGCCAGCAACATACGGTCGACCCGCATCATCACGCTGTCTTTTCTAATCGTAGTGTACCTTATCATTTAGACACCGTTACTTTCTTGTAGCCAGAACGAGCGCCGTAGAACTCGCCGATCATCTGCTCCGTGATCTCCGTGCCAACCGACGCCTTCACGGTGCTGATCGACAGCTTGTGGTCGCCGCACTTAACGACGGCCTTCTCCTGCGACGTGTTCATCTTCCCCATCGCCTCAATGCTGAGGGTCAGAAGCTCGGTCTTCGCTGCCTCCTTCTTGGCCTTGGCCTCCTTCTCAATCGCAGCGTTCTCCAGATACGTCTGGAACAAGTGGGCATGCTCCGTGGTGAGCGTCACCTCAGACATGGGCACGAAGTCCAGCAGGCGCACAACGGCGTCCCCGTCCTTATCGAAGTCCACCGGGGGCTCTTGGCCTGCCCGGATGCTGTCCCAGAAATTCGCAACCTCGGATTTAATTTTAAAAATTATCTCCTCACTGCGAGGGATCTTCATGCGGCGCGGCTCGTTACGGAGCAGCGCAATCAGCCAGCCATACTCAGCGCCAGTGCATGCCATCTGGTGCTGAACCTGCAGGACGTAATTGTCGGGAGCGCAGGTGATCGTCTCACCTTCGTATTCCCAGCCGTCACCGTAGGCCGACCACTTGATCTCGACCGGGTGACCACCGTCCGTCTGGAAGTCCAGCGATGCGCCCATGCCGAGGCAGTCGTCCGCCGTGAAGTAATCGACGACCTTATCGATCTTCATGTCCCAACGGTGCGCCGCCCAGTTAGCGATGCCGCTTTCAAGGAAGGTGCCTGCCTGAATAAACTTGTTGCCCGAGAGATCTTCGGGCGGCAGCTTGCCAGACTTCTCCATCCACAACTGCCAGAGCGTCGTGAACGGGGACATGTCGAAGAGCGCGGCGACTTCGCTTGCGCCGATGTGTTTTAATCTCAACTCGTGCCAGTGAATCTGGTCACGCACAGATACTGCTACCATGTATACCTCCGGTCTTGTTGTTGTAAGGCTTGTAGCATACGGCTGTCTACGGATTTATGTCAAGCCCCCTGTAAACATCGTCGAGAGAACGGGCTAAGATGTAGATTCCGCCACGTTTTTCCCACGCAGCCTGCCATGCAATCTGCACGGTGCGCTGTGTGCCGCGCGGGGCCTTGACCTCGATTGCGAACGCGCGCCCGGGGGAGATGACCCCCAGCAGATCGGGCGTTCCCTCCGGCGCCGACTGGATAACGCGGGGCCCACCGTCCAGCGGTCGGAACTTGCCCACGTTGATGCGGAACATCATGATGTCTTGGCGCTGGCCCAGAGCGAGGCGAATCTCCTGCTGGAGAACGGCCTCCTTCACTGGATCGTAAACCCTTCGTTCTCGCTGGTCAGCATTTCCATTGCGGCGCTGACAGCGGCGGCCATCGCAACGACACACTTGTCCGCGTCCATCTCCTCAATGCCGCGCTCTTCCTGCCATTCGTCCAGCGCCCTCAGCAGCCCAACTGACAGCGCGTGTATCAGCGACAGAGGAATCAATACCGCGTCGCACTCTGACCCGTTCCATTTATCGTCTTCCATATCGATACCCTCTCTTCCTGAGTAAGCCCATTCGTGGTCGGAATGTTTCGTGTTCCCACTTTCTTCGCAATCCGCGCGGCCTCCTGACCGCAGATGACATTATATGCCCAGAGCGTTGGGTTCTTATATCCACGCTTGCGCCCGACGCTGATCAGCACCTTGAACTTGTTCTGGAGCATGCCCTCGTCGGTCGTGATGTCCTGTTCACCCTCGCGGGCCATCATCACCAGATCGCCATCGACGTGCTTCACAACGCGCGGCTTGACCGGATAGACGTAACCACACACCGGGCAGGTCGGGCTCGGCTTGTGCATGGCGAAGCAGGCAGTGCATGTCCGCACCGTCTCCGCCTTGTCGCCGTTGCCACGCCCCTGAACGAACCCATCGGCCAGCGTCCACTCGCGGTCGTCGTCGATGAACCCGTGCCGCGCCGTGTTGCCGGCGTGATCGAGGATGATGGTCTTCTCCTTGTCAGGGTGCGGCCTGATAGCGCGCCCGCACTGCTGCAGGTATAGGCCCAGAGACTTCGTCGGGCGCAGCAGGATTGCCACCTCCACCGCTGGTAGATCGAAGCCCTCGCTCACCAGATCGCAGCTGGTCAGCACTTGCACCCGGCCTTCCTCGAACGCCTTCAGGACGCCGTCGCGTTCCTCTTCTTTCATGCCCCCGTCGATGTGGCTCGCGGTGAATCCTGCTTCCCGGAATTCTGCAGCCACATCCTTAGCGTGCCTCACGCTCACGCAGAACGCGATAGCCTTCTTGCCCGGCGCATACTTCCCGTAGTGCTTGACCGCGCTCCCGGTGATGACGGTCTTAACCATCGCCTCCTCAAGCTGCTTCTGCACGTAGTCGCCCATGCGGGTGCCGACACCGTCCAGATTCGGCGCACTCGGCGCATAGACCACGGCATGGGATAGGAACCCCTGAGCGGTCAATTCAGCCACCGTAGGGCCCATCACCATGTCTTCGAACATCTGCCCCAGCCCTTTGCCATCGAGGCGCTCAGGCGTGGCTGTGACGCCTAATACGCGGGCGCCCGGGAAGCCGATGACGACCTTGCCCCAGCTGGAGTCAGGCGTGAAGTGGTGGGCCTCGTCGCCGATGATGAGATCGAACGGCTGCATGCCTTTGATTCGCTTCACGAGCGTGAACACGGAGGCCACGACGACGTTCGCCGTAGGCACGCCGCGATACCCGCCTGCCATCACCGCATGCGCCACGCCGACCTTCTTCAAGGCGTTGCTGATCTGCTTCAGCAGTTCGCGGCGGTGGGCCACGATCAGGATGCGCTTGTTGTTCCGCGCCATGCCGGCGGCAATGTATGAAAAGATCACCGTCTTCCCGCTGCCGGTCGGGCTGACCAGCAGGGTGCGCTTGTGACCAGCGCGAAAGCTATCGCGCACCGCCTGCACGGCGGATTCCTGATAATCTCGAAGCTGCATTGTATGTCCTTGTTTGGCAGACATCTTGGCCCGGTCTGCCAGCGGGGGGCGATGTGCCGACTCCCCAATATTGGAAAGTCTTCCCGGCACACCCAAGTCAGTCGCGCGGATCGCGCACATCCTTATTCGTCATTCGCATGACCACACTTCTGTGGATTTCTTGAGGCGTGGCCAGCCCTTGTCAACGGTGAATGACCGCTCCTCGAACAACAGGTTGTTCGTTGGCACGATGGTCAGCCTGTCGCCCGTTGTGCGGATGAACATAAACTCCTTGCCCTGTGACGGGTCGTGCGTGAACGCATCGCCCTGCGGCACCGCCGTGAACAGATACTCACCGGCCTCCCCGCTCTTCACCCGCACCCGTAGCCCGTCCAGATAGTCATACACCAAAAGCGAGAAGTCCCTGCCGTAGCAGTCCCACACCTGCGCCTGCGGCAGTGTCCAATCAGTGCAGGCCGGCTCGGGGCTGAACGCGATGGAGTGCGGCGGCAAACCACGATAGAACGCGCCGCACTCCAGCATGACGTGACAGCCCCATGCGCGGCCCGGATGGCTGTGCAGGCCGAACCATACTGCCGGTTCATACCCGGTGCCCTGTTCGCGCAGGAAGGAGGAGTCCACCCAGACGTAGTAGTGACGCGGCAAAGATCCGCTGGAACTACTCATGACCACAGGTCTTCGCGAAGCATGGCGTTCGTTTCCTGCTCAGTCGCTTTGTTGCGAACGATCAGGTAGAACGCCAGTGCGAACGTCGCCACCATGAC